TAAAGTCTTTTATGATGATGCGGAATGGACAGTTGATACCGTTGCACAATACGATGTTGACCAATATAAAGATACATATGTAAAAGTTATTGTTCAGAATAGAACAAATGCATATCTCTATGATATGTTTATGAGTCGTATGGCAGAATGCGGAGCTGTTGATGTTCGAGCAGTTGACGATCATATGAACTTGGATGCTGAAGGAGTTGAAGAGATTCTTGATGAGACAAAAGATACGACAGAAATATTATCACAATATATTGACTCCCTTGAAACGAATGTCGATAAAGGCAAAGTGAAAGGATTAGTTGATGAATTATATCACGAGGCACTTAGTTTATAATGCGAATCAATTTTGAGAAAGTAAAATATAAAAACATACTATCCACAGGAAATGTATTTACAACTATTGAACTTAATCAAGTACCTAGTACATTAATTGCTGGGTCAAACGGTTCAGGTAAAAGTACGTTGCTTGATGCAATCGTATTTGGTTTATATGGCCGACCTTTCCGTAATATTAACAAAGCACAACTTGTTAACTCTATCAATAATAAAGAACTTGTTGTTGAATTATATTTCAGCGCAGGTGGAGACAAATATAAAATCGTTCGCGGAATCAAACCTAATGTGTTTGAAATTTGGAAGAACGGTGCAATGATTAATCAAGACGCAAGTGTTCGAGATTATCAAGAGTTCCTTGAAACTAATATTCTAGGTATCAACTTCAAAGCATTTAATCAAATCGTTGTTCTTGGTTCTGCCACTTATATTCCTTTTATGGAATTAAGAGCATATCAACGACGTGAAATTATCGAAGACCTATTGGACATTGGAGTATTTACAGTTATGGGTACATTGGCAAAAGATCGTATGTCAGGTACCAAGACTGAAATCAATGACAACAAATATGAAATTGAAATTACAGAAAACAATATACAATCAGCCGAAGAAAACAACGAAGAGATTCGTAAACTAAAAACTGTTGAGGTTGACAAAATCAAAGGTAAGATGACAGAGCATATTGATTTAATTGAAGACAAGAACAAAATCATAGATGCTCAAGATGAAATTATTAAAACTCTTTACGATGATATATCAGACAAACCTGATGAAAAAGAAAAGTTTCAAAAGGCAACTGAAAAGAGAGCAGAACTTGAAAGGAATCGTATTGCGTTTGATAAGGAACTATCTTTTTACGAACACAATGATGATTGCCCAACTTGTAAGCAAGGTATTGCTCATGACTTCAAGCAAGAACAGATTCTGGATAAGAATCAACAAAAGGCTCAAATTGAAAAAGGTCTTGAGGCAACAAGTATAGTAATTAGAAAACATCAAGAAAGACTGAACTCTATTTCAAAAATTGAAGATTCTATCCAGGAAGTCAATTTTAAAATATCAGAACACAGAGCTGAAATCAAAATGGCAAAGAACGCATTGATACAATACAAGAAAGACTTGGACAATGCTCAGAAAGAGGTTGATGAAGTCGATACTACTAAGCTTGATAATCTACAAAAGAAATTAGAGAAGCAAATAGAAATAAGAACAAAGCTTCTCGACGAACATGAAGTACTTAATATTGTTCAAACTATTCTAAGAGACGGTGGAATTAAAGCAAGAATCATTGCTCAATATATTCCTGTCATCAATAAACTAATTAATAAGTATCTTGCTGCGTTTGACTTATTCGTTGACTTTCATCTTGATGAAGAATTCAATGAGGTCATTCGTTCAAGGTTCAGAGACAAGTTTACTTATGCCAGTTTTTCTGAAGGTGAGAAACTGCGTATCACATTATCAATTATGTTGGCTTGGAGGTCGGTTGCGAAACTCCGTTCCTCTGTTTCTACCAACTTGTTGATTCTTGATGAAACTCTTGACGGTGCTTTGGATGGCGTCGGTATTGAGAGTTTAATTGAAACATTACATGGATTGAACTCCGATGATAACATATTTGTTATATCACATCGTGGCGACCAATTTGCCGAGAAATTTGAGAACAACCTCAAGTTCGAGAAAATCAAAAACTTCTCAGAGCTCGCAGCATAATACAGGAAGTGTATTATAAAATACAACAGTTGTATTATAAACTACAACAGTATATGAAAATATCGGTTGACATTCTTGGTCAAATAGTGTATAATGGTATCCTAAAATCTAAAAAGGCTTATGGCATTGACAAAATTCTATACATCAGTTGAGCGGTATGGCAATAACATATTGCATCGTGGTTATGAAAACGGTAAACGTTTTTCGTATCGTATTCCGTTTCAACCTACATTATATGTTCATACACCGAAAGCAGGAGAAGAAGGATTTAAATCTTTGACCGAAGGTGGTCTGCCTTTATCTCCACACAAGTTCGGTGATATGCGTGAAGCAAAGAATTTCATCGAAGAATACAAAGGCGTTCATGGTATGAAGACCTTTGGTTCCACTAACTATGTCACTCAATTTATTCAAGAAGAGTATCCTGACAAAATTTCATACGATGTAAGTCAAGTAAATATTGTCTCATTTGATATTGAGGTTGACATTCGCGATGGCTTTGCTAATATTGACGAAGCGGATAATGAGATTACTTCTATTGCTTATCACAGTTCTAGGAATGACAAATACTATCTGCTTGGTCGTAAAGATTATGACAAGACACAAACTGTAACTGATATTCCTCAAGAGAATATTGAGTTCATCAAGTTTGATACTGAAGTACAATTATTACAATATTTCGTTAAGCTATGGACAAATGATTATCCTGACATCGTAACAGGGTGGAACGTCGAATACTTTGACATTATGTACATCGTTACAAGAATCATTCGTTTGCTTGGTGAAGAAACAGCAAAACGTTTATCACCACATAAATCAATCAAAAAGCAATCTCGAGAAATTTTTGGTAAAGTCAACTCAACATATTCTATTATGGGTGTTGCTGTTATTGACTATATGGATTGCTTTAAGAAATTTGGTTATAAGTATGGACCTCAAGAATCATATAGGTTGGACCACATTGCTTATGTTGTCCTCGGTGAGAAAAAGATTGACTATTCTGAATATGGTTCTCTTACAAGTTTATACGATGAAAATCCACAACTATATCTTGACTATAACCTGAAAGATACTCAGTTGATTGCTCGACTTGAAGAAGAAACAGGATTACTTGCTTTGGTTATGACCGTTGCTTATGACGGTGGAGTAAATTATGGAGATGCCTTCGGAACTGTAGGTATCTGGGAATCAACTATCTATCGTAGGTTAATGAAAGACAAAGTTGTTCCTCCATTGAAAAGTGGACCAGGAATGCGAGCAGGAGAACTTGTTGGCGGTTATGTAAAAGATCCTAAAGTTGGAATGCATCCTTGGGTTGTATCATTTGACCTTAATTCTCTGTATCCACACTTAATGCTTCAATATAATATGTCGCCTGAAACCTATATGCCGCATGACCGAGAATATGTGACACAAGATATGGTACTGAAAGGTGAATATCAGAATGATCGTCCTAATGTATCGGTTGCTGCCAACGGTGTTTGTTTCTCAAACAAGAAACTTGGAATCATTCCTGAAATCATTGATGAATACTATAACAACCGTTCAGTTATTAAAAAGCAAATGATTGCTGCTGAACAACAGTTTGAGATTGAAGTTGATGAAACAGAAAAGAAAAGACTAAAACGCGAAATCAATCAACTTCACAATTCACAAATGTCCATTAAGATTGCGATGAACAGCTTGTATGGTGCAACTGCTAATATATACTTCTTGTATTATATTAACGAGATGGCGGAAGCAATCACAACAAGTGGTCAGTTATCAATTCGTTATGCTCAAAAATCTGTAAATGATTATTTGAACAAAGTTCTTGGAACTGATGATGTAGATTATATCATCTATATTGATACCGATTCTATTTATGTTGACTTCGGTCCTTTAGTTCAAGAAGTATTTGGTACAACTGATATTGATAAAGACAAAGGTGAAGAGTTCCTTAACCGTGTTTGTGAAACTAAGATTGAGCAAGTCATTGAAGAAGGTTATGAAAACCTTGCTCGTATGTTAGGTACATATCGTAATGCAATGGTAATGAAACGAGAAAAGATTACTAACCGAGCAATCTTCGTTGCCAAGAAACGATATATTCTAAATACATTGAACTCTGAAGGTGTTCATTACGACAAGCCTAAAGTATCGGTCACAGGTCTTGAATCTGTAAGATCGTCAACTCCTGAAGTTTGTCGTGAAAAGCTGAAAGAATGTTTTGAAATTATTATGAACACTGACGAAGATACAACACAAAAGTTTATACAAAACTTCAGAGATGAATTTAAAACATTGGATCCTGTTGCTATCGCAAAGACTTCAGGTACCGATAATATTAAAAAGTATCAAGACAAAACTTCGTTATATAGAAAAGGTTGTCCTATGCATGTTCGTGGTGCAATTATGTATAATCATTTCTTAAAACAAAAAGGTCTTGATAAAAAGTTTGAGACAATACAAGGTGGAGATAAGGTTAAGTTCTTATATCTAAAAACTCCGAATCCAATTCGTGAAAACGTGATATCAGTTCCTGGCTTACTACCTAAACAACTTGGACTCCATGAATACATTGATTATGAATTACAATTTGATAAAGTATTCTTGAGTCCTATTCAATCAATCCTAGATGCGGTTGGTTGGTCAGCTGAGAAGGTAAATACGATTGAAGACTTTTTCAGTTAAACTATTGACATTTAGAGTAAAGTGTGATATAATAGACCACACTATAGGAGAAAACGTATGAAAGACGTAAATATTGTAAGACTATCAACCGGCGAAGAGGTTGTAGCAAAAGTTGTATATGATAAAGGATTCTATACACTAAGCGATGCGATCTTACTTGTCCCAGCAGGCGAAGGTAAAATTGGAATGGTTCCTTTTGTTCCTTACGCAAAACGTGGCCCAGTTCAAATTGCTGAACATCATGTAATGTTCATTGTTGAACCTGCTGACGAATTAAAAAGGCAAGTAGTTGAAGCAACAAGTGGTATTGCTTTACCTGATAGCCCAGGTCTT